TAACCGCAACCCCAACGCCAACGCCAACCACTACCGATAACCTTGCTTTCACCTACACTACTACATCTGGAACTACAGGAAGACTGGATCTTACTAGTATTGGTGGTGGTACTCATAAGTTTGAATATGTTACTGCTGCTTTAAATTTAAATTATCTTGCATCTGGTAGTGGATCTGGTAGTTGGGAGTGGCAGACTAATGTACCAGACCCTGTATTTAAAAAGTTTTCATCAACATCTGAGATTGGTGGTAGAGAGAAACAAACTACAACTGGAACACCTATAATTACTTGGAGTACTGTAATTGAGTCTGGAACTCCAGGAGGATCTACAAACTTCACTTGGCCATCAGGAACTATCAATAAAATTAAATATATTATTGCAGGTGGAGGTGGTTCAGGTGGTGCTGGTGATTATAATGGTAACGATGGTAGTGATACTATACTAGAATTGTCAAGTGCATTTAAAATCACAGCAAAAGGTGGCAATAAGGGAATGGGTGCTACTGGTGGATCAAATGTACCTGGTATTGGTGGAGCAGGTGGTATTTCTCAAAATAATGGAACATTTAATGCAACTGGTGGTAACACTGGGATGGCAGGTGTTAACGGAACAGGATCAAAACTATGGGAAGCTTCCCAACCATCTGATCCTAATACTGGTGGTGCTGGTGGTGCTGGTACAGTTTATTGGAATACAACTTCATATGGAGGAGGAAGTAAAGGTGTTAATGTCAACGTAGGTACTGGAGGTACAACGTCAGGAAATATAACTCCTCAATCAAACGGTACTTTTAATTTCTCTGCTTATAATAATGTTACTGCTGCATCATTTACTCTAAAGGGTGGTAAAGGAGCTCCTTCTTCTCCTGATGCTGGTGGTTCTGGTGGTGGAGGTCAAGGTCAAACATCTGCTGGTGGTCGGGGTGCTCAGGTAGTAATTAGCGTTTCATCTACGTGGTTAAATAATAATACATTTAATACAGCAAATTGGCAAGCATTTGTTGGTAATGGACATGGTAGCCACAATCAGAATGGTGCTACAAACCCTAATGGTGGTAATTCCATGAAAGGTGGTCAAGGTGGTAACGGTAGAGGTGGTGGTGGTAATGGTGGAGCAGGTGCTGCATCCACACTATTAAAGATGGGTAACCAAATGGTTGCTGGCGCAGGTGGCGGTGGTGGCGGTGGTGCTTATGGTAACACTGGTGGATACACAGGACAAAATGGACTTGGTCCCGCAGCTAATGCTCAATCATATTCTACCATTAACTACGGTGGTGGTGGAGACGGTGGACAAGCAGCATGTGTCGGCGGTGGAGGCGGCGGCGGTGGAGCTGGCTGCAACAGTGGTACGACATATGGTAATAATGGTAATGGTGGAGGTGGTGGTGGACCTGGTGGAGCACCAGGTGGATACTCTGGACACCAAGGTGGTACAGCAGGAGCAGAAGGAGATTCTGGATGGCGTGCTAATGTATTCGGTGGTGGATCATATAGCAAACATAATGATAACAACGGATCTGCTTTTGCTGTCTTAACTTCTAATAATGACTACTGGACTGCTGGTGCAGGTGGTGGTGGAGGTGGAGGATACTGGAATGGTGAAGTATCATGGGGTGATGCTGGATCTCCTTCATCAGGTGGAAGTTATACTATTGGTGCTGGTGGTTCTGGTGGAAATGACCCAGAAGCAAATAATACTTCAGGAAAATCATCTCAAGGTGGTAGTGGATATGTAAAGATACAGGCTGGTGTAGTAACAGGTACTACTGGTGGTGGCACAACTATTACAACAGATCCTATTATTGAATCAGGATCAATAGATGATGATCAATTTGATGTTAGTATTGTAGCTGATGGTACTGGTGTTGGTGATGGTGCTGGATCATTCAAACTTCCAACAACACAAGTACCAATAGTGGTATTTACAGGTGGTGGATCTGTTACTTCTCATGCGACAGCAACAGCACAAGTTAGTGGTGGAAAAGTCAGTGGTGTTACTTTAACGTCTGGAGGTTCTGGATATACAGAGGCTCCTGTTGTTCATGTATTACATGGTGTTGGTGGAGGAACTATTGTTACAGCAAATATTAACGCTACTAGTGGTGAGGTAACAGGTCTTGTTGCTAATACTGCTTCTACCTATTCTTATACTCATTATCTTAAATTTGGTAACCCAACGTCAGGAACTGGTTATGGTCAAGGTGCAAATTCCAAGACTCGTTTTGTTGTATTAACAGCAACAGACACTACTAATGTTAATTACTTCTCTGTTAAAGCAGCAAGAGGTAACACTAAGAATGGTGGTGATGATTCTGATGTAGCAATGAATGTATATTATCAGAAGAGTGGTCAATCTGCTTGGAATTTAATGGGAACATTAATTAATCCTTCTGCTGCACTTGTAGATCCTCTTGCTGGTAATATGCCAGCAATTGATACAAGTACAAATACCAATAACTTTGATGGTGATAGTGGTGCTACTAAATGGTATACTTTTACTGTTGCTGTACTACCAGATGCTAGAGGTGCTGATACTAAATTTAAGATAGAACAGGATCTACCAACAGCTAGTGGTGGTAATAATACTGCTCAGGATAAAAACCATTATGGTATATGTGAATTGATTTGGTGGAGTCCAAAGACAACACAACAAGTCTTTATACCAAGTCCAGGTGCTGTTTCCAAACCAGCAATTGATTCATTAAATTATACTATTGAGGGTGATACTGGACCAGGTACTACATATAGTTCTGGTTTAGTTGCTTCTGATGCAACAATTACATTGAAATCAACAACTAAGATTGAACCACAGGCACTAATTGATCCTGATTATGATATACCACTAGTGGTCCCTTACAGTACATGTAAGTACTTGATTAAATCTTTCTAAATACATATGGAGATTGTAAAAATACAATGGCAGATTTAGTATTGGATGTTCAATTTGATGTGTTAGCACAGACAATTGAATATAAAGGAATTCAGAAAGATATACCAGATAGTCATTGGAAGGATACTATACTTCCTTTGATGTATCCTACTTGGGATACTGACAAGGATAAATTAATAACATTTTATTGGTATACTAATGGTACATACGTTGCTAAACGCAGAAAGTATGTGATGAATTTCAAGACTAATGTTAATGAATGGAAAGATTATGAGATGGAAGCAGTTGATAATACAACTGCAACTACATTTAAGGATAAGTTAGTTGAATCATTCTATAAGATTGATGCTATTGAGGATGTAGATTTCCAACAAGAACTCACTCAAATGTATGCTAAGACTAACTCAATCTCTCGTACATCTATAAGACTTGCTAGGAATTTCTTGTTGAGTGAAACTGATTGGGCGATGGTATCTGATGTTGAAATTACTGCTGATCAGAAAGCATTGTATGTTGAGTATAGAAAGCAATTAAGGAATCTAACTGGACAAGAAGAGTTTACAACTAATGTTGAGGGTTGTAAGTTTCCTATTTCTCCTGAGTTTTATGAGAAGATATACAAACCTGAACATCCTACTGAAGCATACTTACAAACACCTCTTCAATTCTTACCACTTGGTCAACACTATCTGAAAGTGTATAGAGATAAAATGGCACAGTATTTGTTATTGAAATCGTGGACTGAAAGATCATACTTTGACCAATTGTTATCAACATATGCATCTTATAAGGCAGTTAACGGTGATTGGACTGCTGGATTTACATCAACAGCACAAGAGATTCAATCAAGAACTGATTTCTTAAATAATATTATTACTCAAGCACAAGCAGAGATTGATAAAGGAGGTTAATTATGATAGTACAGGGTAAACCATTATTACAATTTGATCTTGTAGCAGCATACTGTGTCAAGAATAATTGTGCTGCTTTGTATATGGATTTTAATACATATAATGCTCTAAGTGCTACTAAGAAGGCAACAGTCACGACATATTATACAAGTATTGTTGATGATTATGTGTTAGATATCATTAAAGCTGGTGTAAATGAGAATACATTAGCATTTGAAACTGATGAGGTTGCTGGTGTAAATGGTGAATCATGGTTCCCTAAGAAATCACAGTGTCCTGATGCAGATCATTACATAAATGCTTATGTGGTTGATAATAAAGGAGATATCGTTTGGCAGAACCAAGGGTAGACCACATTACAAAGTGTCACAAGCCCCCTATACAGGGGGTTTTTTAATGCTATAGTACATATGTTGAGAGGAATTCACTAGTCTGACAGTTAACTCACCCCCTTTTTTCATAAGTTT